GTGAAATATCATTATTACAATATGTAGACCAAGTAGAAATACCAACTATTAGAGTAAAAGGAACAATAGCTTTCTTCAAAGTATTTTCTTGCAATGCTCTTCGAGCTATTACTGAAAATGTTGAATATGGAGATGGAAGTTATAAGATCCAAGCAGCATATGCCTATAGAGCTCAAACCTTGGCTGGCGATTGTGGCGCACTTATATGCGTGAAGAACAAAGCCTTCCAAAGGAAAATTATAGGTTTACATGTAGCTGGAACTCAGAACCAAGATTTAGGATATGCTCAACCAGTAACTCAAGAAATGATAGCCGAGCTTAAAATTGTTACCGAAGGAGACATCGATAAATTTGTAATGCAATGCGGACCTGAGATATCATGGACTTTTCCCGATCATATCGATTTGAAAGAAAGGGGATGTCCCATTGGGGAGTTTACTCCTTACGGAATGATGCCGCAATTTTACATACCGACTAAGACTGAATTACACCCGACACTTTTCCAAGAGTTTTGTACTCCAAGGCAAGCGCCTGCTGCATTATCATCAAACGTAAACTTCTGTCCGTTGTTAGAAGGATTGAAGAAAGCAGGTGTTACACCACCTTACGTCGAACCCGACCTAATTAGTCAAGCCGTTGAACATTTGAAGTCAAGACACAAGCAAATTACAATTCAACCTAGAACTTTAACATGGGAAGAATCTGTGCAAGGAAATACTGCAGAGAGTTACCTATTAGCACCCATGAATAAAAATTCTAGTCCTGGAATACCTTGGAACATGATGAATAAACCTGGACGCGGCAAAACCTATTGGTTAGGATTTGGTGAAGAGTACAAATTTGACGAATTTTTGAAACAAAGACTTGAAGCCGTAGAAGAAGACGCTAAGAATGGAATAAGAAACTTCCATGTTTACATGGACTCACTTAAAGATCAGAAACGACCAATCGAGAAAGTAATTGCAAAGAAGACAAGAGTATTCGCAGCTGCACCGATGGATTTAGTCATTTTGACAAGAAAGTATTTCTTAACATTCTGTGCGAATGCAATGGACAATCGAATAGATAACGAAATTGCAGTTGGCATTAATGCCAAATCCAATGAATGGAGAAAGCTCTACGACAATATGAAGAAATTCGGACCACGTACGATCGCTGGGGATTTTAAGAACTATGATGGCTCTATACCAACTGCTCTTTTACTAGGAGCCTTCGAAATAATCAAAGACTATTATGGTGATGCGGATCCTGTAGCAAATCGGGTGAGAGAAGTGTTGTTTACTGAGGTCTATAACAGTATTCATTACTGTAGAGGCTATGTTTATCAGTGGAACCATTCAATCCCATCTGGTCATCCAATGACGGCAATTGTGAATTCAATCGTGAACTCAATTTCGATGCGAGTAGTTTACTTAGCTTGTACTGAAGGAACACCTTACAATACCATGCAAGACTTTGGAAAGCATGTGTATATGGCCTCTTAC